AATATTATACGGATGGCCGCTTTTGGAATTTGAATTTCTTTAAGAAATTACAATAATGCCATTTAGGTCCTCACCTATATATTGAGACCCATTCCCCAATTGCTTGCCATAGTTTGAGAGGACCCGATTGACCAAGTCAACATGTCACCACCAAAACGATTTTTAATAAATGCAAAAAATTATTTCCTAACATACCCTCACTGCTCACTCACAAAAGAAGAAGCACTTTCCCAAATAACTAAATTATCAACCCCAACAAATAAATTATTCATTCGAATTTGCAGAGAATTACATGAAGATGGGACTCCTCACCTGCATGTTCTCATCCAATTCGAAGGCAAATTCAAATGCCAAAACAACAGATTCTTCGATCTCATATCCCCAAATAGGTCAGCACATTTCCATCCGAACATTCAGGGAGCTAAAAGCTCAACAGATGTCAAAACCTACATGGAGAAAGACGGAGATGTACTTGATCATGGATCTTTCCAGATCGATGGAAGATCGGCTAGAGGAGGCTGCCAATCTGCCAACGACGCATATGCCGAGGCAATCAATTCAGGGTCAAAAGCTACGGCCCTCAATATACTAAGGGAGAAAGCTCCCAAAGATTTTGTTTTACAATTTCATAATTTAAATAGTAATTTAGATAGGATTTTTGCACCTCCTATGGAGGTTTTTAATTGTCCATTCTCTTCTTCTTCTTTTAATCAAGTTCCAGAAGAACTTAAATCCTGGGTGTCGGAAAATATAAAGGACGCCGCTGCGCGGCCATGGAGGCCCATTAGCATCGTAATAGAAGGTGACAGCAGGACTGGAAAAACAATGTGGGCCAGGTCACTAGGTCCACATAACTACCTATGTGGTCATTTAGACCTCAGTCCAAAAGTATACAGCAACGATGCCTGGTACAACGTCATTGATGACGTAGACCCGCACTACCTAAGCACTTTAAAGAATTTATGGGGGCCCAAAGGGACTGCCAAAGCAATACCCAAGTACGGGAAGCCAATTCAAATTAAAGGTGGCATTCCAACAATCTTCCTCTGCAATCCCAGGTCCTACCTCGTCATATACAGAATATCTAGACGAGGAAAAAAACAAAGCCCTAAAGGAGTGGTCCCATAAAAATGCGACCTTTGTCACCCTCTGGGAGCCACTCTTCACAAATTCCAATCAAAGTGCTTCATAAGGCTGCAAAAGCCAAATCAATTAGAAGAAAGAGAATTGACCTCCCTTGTGGGTGTTCAATTTACAAATCAATCAACTGCCACAATCATGGATTCACACACCGGGGAACCCATCACTGCAGCTCAAGCGACGAATGGCGTATATATCTGGGAGGTGCCAAATCCCCTATATTTCAAGATCCTAAAACACCTCAACAGACCATTCAACACGAACAGGGACGAAATAGAGATAAGGATCCAATTCAACTACAACCTGAGGAAAGCATTGGGAATTCACAAGTGTTTCTTGACATTCCAGATATGGACTCACTTACAACCAGCGACATCGCATTTCTTAAGAGTATTTAAAAATCAAGTATTGAAATACTTGAATAATTTAGGAATAGTTTCTTTAAATTTTGTAATTAGAGCAGTTGATCATGTATTACACAATGTATTAGAAGGAACAATGTATGTAAAACAATATGAAATAATAAAATTCAATTCTTATTAATTTGATATCGAATCATAGAATAGATCCGTATCTTCAAAGTAGCATACACAGGATTAGAGGCATGAGTACATGCCATATACAATAACAAAGCATTTTCAGTATGATTCTCATACTTAGCTGCTTCTTGATGATTATAACACACATAATTATTAAGCTTCATAAACTTGGCAACCATGGCTTGTTCCTTACTGGCATACTGTCCACCTGTAACCGTAGCCCAGAACTTTCGTAATACCTGATATCTATCCCTAAGGTCATTTTTGATAGTAGCAGTACTAGGCTCATTATCATACATATTAAAGACTTGTCCAAAATCCATTGGAGTTCCAAATGGACGTCTATCTCTAACAACATAGAACATCACCGTATTAGTGTGATTCTTGGTCTTAATATTTTCATCCATCCAAACTTTACCCAAAATATAAGTTGATTTGATACAAAATCTCTTTCCAACACGATGTGTCAGACCATTACCACGTGTAATATCGGATATACATATAACTTTCCCTGTATGGGCTATATCATGACGTTGTTCAAATGACTGGACCTTACATGGGCCTTCACAGCCCCTAGGCACATCAGGGCTTCTTGTCATTCTGTAAATTTTGGGCTTTCGATACATGGGCCTGTTGGTCCATATCTGTCTTCTGGTGACGCGGACAGTGGGGACAGCAGCACGGCGAGTATATGGGCTGTCGAAGTTCAGTCGTCGACGTACCTTCGAAACGGGAGTGGAAATGACTATATCTCCTGGTCGCTTCGCCATAATCACGAGCCCTAATTACAGATATTAAATCCCTAATTAAATCGTATCCAAGTGTATCTGGAGAATACGTATCCGCTATACACAATAAATATTTATTTGCAAGCATACAACGAAAACCATGAACCGTATCGGGAAATTCGTTTAGTAGCGGATCCCACATTTTCTGATGTGGAAACGTGGGGACCAATCTTTATAATGTATTACTTAATAATTAAGTATTGATGGACGGCTGGGATAAAAAGTGGTGGGGTCAAAAAAAAATCGCGGCCATCCGGT